CGTCGCCCGTGCCCGGTCGACGAGCTCGCCCTTGCGTTCCTGCAGCCGGAGCCGCGCCAGATGCGCCTTGGCGATCTCGTGGGCGGTGCGCGCCTGCACGAAGGTCACGCTGCCGCTCGCGGGCAGGCCCTGCTCCTTGAGCGTCTCGCGCACCGACCCGACCGCCGCATCGGCCACCGGCTTCAACTTCTCGGGCTTGGCGCGCGACCGTCCGGGCTCGGTCGATCGACTCCAGGCGGCATCCGCCTTGGCCGGATCGATGGTGCCGTCCGGCTCCAGCGGAATGCGGCCGGCCTTGGCGGCCTTGAGCACCGCCACGTGACTGACACCGCGGGCCCTGGCATAGGCGCGGATCGACAGTCCCAACGGAAGTCTCCGGAAGAGCGGCCCGCCGAAACGACTGCCGCCGGGACGCTGGTCCCGGCGGCATCGTTGCGGGGTTGCCGATCAGTTCGGCTTGTGGCCGCGGTATTGGCTGATCAGCCGCATCACCACGTCGTCGTCGCTCTCGCCCGGGAGCCGGTGCTGCTGGAGCCGCTCCCACGTGTCGTCGGCGATGGGCACCAGCCACCTGCCGTCCTGCTGCCGGGTGGCCGTCGAGCGAAACGGTAGGATCGCCTCTTCGGCGATGGCCCGGTACGTGGCGTCACTCAGGGTGATGGTCCTCGTCGCGGGACTTTCGCCCGCATCGAGGAGCTTGCCCGTCGTTCCTTCGGGCACACGCCCCAGGAGTTCCAGAACCTGCACCCAGGGGATCATGATGAAGGGCTTGGCGAAGGCACCCGGCAGGCCCGGATGCCAACCCTCGCGCTCCGAGCCCACGATGCCGTCGTCGTTCACGCCGATCACGGTGCCGACGCACACGCCTTCGCGCTTCCGGTACTCTTCGATCACGCGCGGGATGTCCCGCCGCGTGATGCCCTTCTTCAGGATCAGCGCCTCGCCCGCGAGGCTGCCGATCGAGACGACGTCGTATCCGCGCTTTCCGGACATCGGCACCTCCTCAGGCCTCGATCCGGTACACGCGGCGGCCGTCGACCTTCTCGGACGTGACGGTCAGGCCGAGCTTCTTCTTGAGCGCGCCGGCGATGGCGCCGCGCACGGTGTGCGGCTGCCAGCCGAAGGCCTCGACGATCTCCTCGATGCTTGCGCCCTCCTTGCGCTTCAGCATCTCGATCAGGCGCGCCTGCTTGCTGTCCTCGCGCATCTTGCGCGGGGCGTCGGTCGCCTTCGTGCGCGGGGCGCGCTTGGGCGCGGCCTCGGGGGCGACGCCGACGGCGCGCAGGCCGGCCTCCGTCGCGACCAGCGTGCCCTTCCGGTTCTCCGCGAACCCCGCCTCGACGAGCGCGGTGATGATCTTCGTGCGCGCGCCGCCCCGGAGATTGTCGGGCCAGCGGATGGCGCGGTCCTCGCAGCCGGCGGCGGACTTCAGGAGCGACTGCTGGGTGGGTGAAAGCTCGGTCTTGGTCATCGGTGCCTCCTTGGGCAGGGCGCCGCGACCATCGCGGCGCTTCTACCACCCCGAGCCCCGGCCGCGATGCGGCACGGGGCCGAGGGCGAGGCGGCCCGGTCAGGCGAAGGCGTCGGCCTCGATCTCGCAGTGGGTGACGAAGCCGGTGAGATACGGCAGCCCGCGCGGAATGCCGTATTCGCGTTCGGTGCGGCGGCCGATGGTCCAGCCCATCCAGCGGTCCACCGCGGCCTCGATGGCGGCACTCAGATCGAGGCCCCTGAAGAGCCCGTTGGCGACGTCGTCGGCGAAGTGGCGGCCGTGCCGGCTGTCGAGGAAGTCGCGCACGGCGGCATCTGGGCAGCCGGTCGCGGCGGCGATCGCCGACAGCGCGAGCGGCCAGGCCTCGGCGGGGTCGGCGTGGTGGCGGATGGTCCCGAAGAATCCCCACTCGGGGTTGGCGGTCTGAAGGATGGCGTTCATGGCGGTCTCCATCGTCTGTGCCGCCATAGAGGCGCTGCTTCGGCCCGGAGCCAAGCGGATAAGCGACTAGCCCGATTGCTTTTTTCGGCCCGGCCGGATCATTTGATTATCCGGGAGGACGGGGCGCGGGCGCGCCCCGGTCATGCCCGCCGCAGGGCCTCGAACAGCCGGCGCAGCGTGTAGGCACGCACGGTCGACACGCCCGTGAAGATCGCGCCTATGGTCAAGTTGTCCGAGAAGGACACGTCGAGCCCGAACAGCGGGAACACCGCGATCTGGGCCAGCACCGCGACGCCGAACCCGACGGCCACATTGGCGACCGCCTCGACCAGCGACATGGTCCGCGACTGCCTCACGCCGCCGCCCGCTCGTCCTTCAGGTCCGCAAAGGGCCGCCCATCGCCATCGAGGATCGCGGACGATCCCGTGAACGCCTGCCATCGCTCGACGATCACGTCGCAGTAGCGCGGGTCGATCTCCATCGCGAGGCAGACGCGCCCGGTGCTCTCTGCAGCAACGATGGTCGTGCCGCTGCCAGCGAAGGGCTCATAGACGAGATCGCCGCGCCGGCTGTTGTTGCCGATCGGGCGGCGCATGCACTCGACCGGCTTCTGGGTGCCGTGCACGGTGGCGGCATCCTCCTCGCCGCCGCCGATCGTCCAAAGGGTCGACTGGTCGCGCGCGCCCTGCCAGTGCCCGTTCGCGCCCTTGCGGACCGCATAGAAGCACGGCTCGTGCTGCCAGTGATAATCGCCACGCCCGAGCACGAAGCGCGGCTTCGCCCAGACGATCTGCGAGCGGATCATCAGCCCGCTCGCCTCCAGGCTTTCGGCGACGGTGCGCGCATGGACGCCCGCGTGCCACACGTAGGCTACGTCGCCCGGGAACAGTGCCCAGGCGTCGCGCCAGTCGGCACGGTCATCGTTCGAAACCCGGCCCGTGCGCGCCGTTGCCGACACGCCGGCCTCGTTGCGCCAGGAGGGATCGTAATCCACGCCATAAGGCGGATCGGTCACCATCAGGTGTGGAACCGCACCCGCGAGCACCCTCTCAACATCGGCGGCGGTGGTGGCATCGCCGCAGAGCAGTCGATGCTTTCCAAGCAGCCAGAGGTCGCCCGGGTGCGTGACGGGTTCCACAGGCGGCTCCGGGACGACGTCCTCGCCCTCAGTCGCGCCGTCGGCGCCGTCCAGGCCATCGAGCAGACGGTCGAGCTCGTCCTCTCCGAAGCCGAGGAGATCGAGGTCGACCCCATCCTCCTTCAGACGCGCGAGCTCGGCCGCGAGCATCGCATCGTCCCAGCCCGCGTTGAGCGCGATCTGGTTGTCCGCGATCCGGAACGCACGCGCCTGCGCATCCGTCAGATGGCCGAGCCGGATGACCGGCACCTCCGCCAAGCCGAGGCGGCGGGCCGCCAGCAGGCGGCCGTGACCGGCGACGAGCACGCCGCGCTCGTCGACCAGGCACGGGACGTTGAAGCCGAACTCGGCGATCGATCCAGCAATCTGGGCGACCTGGTCCTCCGGATGGGTCCGGGCGTTCGCCGCATAGGGCAGCAGCCGCTCGATCGGCCACCGCTCGACGGCAAGCTCCTCACGCGGCATCGCTGATCTCGACGCCGCGCTCGGCGGCGACCGCCTCGAAGGTTCGGCCGTCCCCGTCGAGGACGGCCTCGGTTCCAGGAAACAGCTGGCGCCAGCGCAGGAGCGCGACATCCACATACTCGGGCGCAAGCTCGATGGCGCGCACGCGGCGCCCCGCTCGCTCGCCGGCGATGATCGTCGTGCCGGATCCCGCGAACGGCTCGAACACCACGTCGCCCTCTGCCGAATAGGTGCTCATGACGAACTCGGGCAGCGCCACCGGAAACACTGCGGGGTGCTCGGTCTCGATGCCGCGCGCCTTGTGCCGCGTGATGCGAAGGACGTTGTCGGGGATGCGTGTCTCCTGGACGCCCTGGCCGGCGTGGGTCCACTCGCCCACAATGCCGTCCTTGCCCCGCATGCCGCCGTGGCTCTCGTTGATGTGGCCGGCCCACTTGCAGGGCACGATCTTGTTGGGCTTCCGAGCCTGCCTGTTGAAGTGAAACAGCAGCTCGAAGGCGGGTGCGAGCCGGCCGTTCCAATCGCCGGGCAGGCCTGGTCCCTGGTCCCAGACGTAGAGCCCGAAGCGGCGCCAGCCCTGCGCCCGCATCCAGTCGAGCCAACTCTCCCAGTAGGGCTGCCATTCGTTGTCGCGGTGGACGAGGCCGAGATTGACGAGCACCTGGCCATCCTCGGCCATCACCTCGGCGAGGTGGCCGAAGACGCCGCGCATCAGGGCATCCCAATCGCCGATCCCACCGGTCGTGTAGTTCCGCTGATTGCCATAGGGCGGGCTCGTGAACAGCAGAGAGGCGCGCTCGCCATCCAGGATCCGGGCAACAGACTCCGCGTCCGTGCTGTCGCCACAGAGCAGCCGATGATCGCCGAGCCGCCAGAGATCACCAGGCCGGCTGACCGGGTTGCTCGGCGGCTCGGGCGCATCGTCCGCGTCGCGGCCTTCTTCGGTGTCGCCGTCCGGCGACATTGCATCCGTGTCGTCGAGCGGCGCCATCAACCGATCGAGCTCGGCCTCGTCGAAGCCGGTGAGCGCGAGATCAAAGCCCTCGCCGTTCAACGCATGCAGCTCGGCGGCGAGCAGCTCCTCATTCCAGCCGGCATTCAGGGCGAGCTTGTTGTCCGCGATCACATAGGCCCGGCGCTGCGCCTCGCTCAGGTGGTCGAGCACGAGCACGGGAACAGCATCGAGTCCGAGACGGCGCGCCGCCTCGAGGCGGCCGTGGCCGGCGATCACCGTGCCGTCGCCCGCGACCAGCACCGGGTTGGTCCAGCCGAACTCGACGATGCTCGCCGCGATCTGCGCGACCTGCTCGTCCGAGTGCGTGCGCGGGTTGCGCGCGTAGGGACGCAGGCGGTCGAGCGGCCAATGCTCGACGCTGTCGGGCAGGCGGGGCTGCATGACGGAATGGGCGGTACCGGATCGGATTGTCAGGGGATGGTAACCGGCCAGCGCCGGTTACCGCTGAGCGTTACCAGGGCGGCCGGCGCTAAAGAGCGCGCCGCATCAAACGCTTGCAGCCGTTGTCGCTGGGCGCCGCATGGTAACTGGTAACTCAGATTTTGCCGCTGGCGGTAGCGAACTTCCGGGCCATTGCCGCCAGCATACGATCTCGGCCAGGGAGGACCCGTGCTCGGCGCCGATCGGCGGCGTCCGCGCGCGGCTCACCTGAGCATGACCGAAATCTTCGCCGCTCCGGTCATCTCGATCACTCTGCGCCGCGAATGATTGCGATTGAGCCGCCGCCCATTGAGCCGCCACGCAATCACGCAGAGCCCATAGAGCCAGTGCTCATGGGCGGCGGAGCGCTGCAGTCCGACGGTCCAGCAGATGGTCTTCCAGCGCTCGCCGAAGGCGCGCATCCAGACGATCTTGCCGTCGACGGGGTCGAGGCCGACAGTCCAGGTCAGAGTCTCCTCCATGCGACTGATCTCTGCGGGCGACGGCAGCACACGCATCGGCTTGGGCTCCTGGCCCACCAGATCACTGAACTCGTAGATGATCCTGGGCCAGAGATTGTAATAGCCCTGCAGCTTCGGCTCGGGCAGCCGCTTCAACACGCTTGCCGCCTCGGCGAGCCGCTCCTCGACCAGCGACGGCGTCCAGTGCGTCTCAGCCATGGCGCGCCTCCTGGGATGCGCGCGGGCCGTAGAGCTTCTCGCCGAGCTGGCGGATGAGCTCGCGCTCGGGCCAGGTGAGCCGCTGGTCCTTGGCGCTCACCACCAGCAGGCCTTGCTCGCGCCAGCCCTCGCGCTTGATCTCCTCGGCGGATCGGCGCTCGCCGCCATAGCCCTTCGGAAACCACCTCACCGCGCCACCTCTCGCAGGATGGCGGCATAGCCGGCGACATCGACCATGCTGTCGAGGTGCGCCGGATCGTGCGCGAGGCGCACAAGCTTCAGGTCGATGAGACACAGTGCCACCTGCGCCGGCGTCACGGGATGTCCGAGCGTCAGCGACCAGCGCCTGGCGATCGCCTCCATGGATGCGCGAGGTTCGCCGTAGGTCTCCCGCCGATTGGCGACCACCGCGGCGGCCTGCTTCAGCAGCATCTCGGCGGTCATCGCACGCCCCCTTGCGTCTCGATCGCCCAGAGCAGGATGGCGATGGCGTCAGCCTCATTGTCGTCGGCGGGCGCAAAGCCACGGGCACGAACGGCCGCCATCACAGCCGACTTGTCAGCATTCCCCCTGCCGGTGACGTGGCGCTTGATGGTGCCGACGGGCACACCCTCGTAGGCAACGCCCCTCTGCTCGCACCACGCGGTCAGTGTCGCCAGAAAGCCGCCATAGAGATGCGCCGCATCGGTGCCGACATGCCGCCGGACTTCCTCGAAGTAGACCGCGCCAGGACCACCGGCATCGGCGGCAAGGCCGTCGAGCCAGCTGCGGAAGCGCAGGTAGCGCATGCCGCCGCCGTCATAGCGGCTCGGGCGGAAGGAGACGGCGCCACTGTGAATGGCTCCGTCGGCCATGCGCACGGCCCACCCCATGGTGGTGCCGAGGTCGAGAGAGAGGATGGCCCTGAGCGGCGGCGCCATGCCGACCGCCGGCAGGCTTGCGTCCGCACACGCCGCGGTCAGAGTCGTCGAAGCCATGATGGTCTCCGTGATCGGGATCGTTGTGGTCAGGACGGCGACGGTCTGGTTCTTGGCGGAGCTGGCCGTCGTCGTCCGCTTGGCTCGGGATCACCGATCGGCAGGAGGATCGCGGCCTCGTTGCCGTCGCGGCGCGCTCGTCGCCACAAGGGTCAGCGTCGATGACCGGCGACGGCGGAGATGTGTGGAAGGGCGGGCGATCTTCGCCAGTGGCCACAGTTGCCACATCGGAATTTCAAGTGGCCACTGATAAGCCTTTGAAGACAAAGGCGAGTGGCCACACTTGCCACACTTTCCACTTCTCAAAGATAAAATTGACGCGCGACCCTTCCGCGCTTTTCCCCACGAACGGAAGAGACGAGGACTCCCTATATCTGTCCCCCGGCTGTGGCCACGGTGGAAAGTGTGGCAACTGCCCTTGTTCATCAATGCGTTAGCAGTGGCCACAGCGATTTTCCGTGTGGCAACTGTGGCCACTGGAATGCCTCCTCGGGCGGCCGGCGCGGGCGGAGTGGCCACAGGTGCCACAGTGGCCACAGGGTCGAGTGCGGCGGCACTGGCCACAGGTGCCACAATGGCCACACGCCCATGCGTGGCCACACTGGCCACAGGTGCCACAGCGCGCGTGCACGGATGGGCGCGCGCCGTCATGCCTCGTCCTCCTGCATGCCGTGGCCGGCCCAAGCCGAACGGCGTCCGAACTCGGAGCGCTTGAGCGCATAGGCGTCGATGCGGCCGATCTTCGGCACCCATCGCACGGTGGCGCGCCGCTGATCCTGGCGCGTGGCGAGAAGGTCCCGGTCGGCGAGCGCCTTGACGATCTGCTGGGTCTTCAGCGTTCCGCCCGCCGCTTCGCGCAGGCGCTGCGCGGGTACGTAGATGGCCGCGTCGTCATACCAGGCGACGGCTTCGCGGTTGTTGAGCTTGCGGTCGAAGCTCTCGGCGCCGATGTCGACGGATTTGATGGTGACATCCCAGCGTTCCGCGATCCAGGCGCGCAGGCTCGCGATGCCCTGCTCGTCGGGGGTGAGCGCCTCGGCATCAGAGGACTTCTCGAAGCGCTCCCAGGCCCAGCGGACCGGCGCTTCGATGTCGATCGACCAGGGCAGGAGATCGAAGTCCTGAGCGAGCCTGCCGGCGACGAGCGGAAGAGCAAGGCAGGTCGCGGCCCGGAGCCGTGCGGAATCGGCACGGTCGCCGGCAAGCTCACGCGCCTGTTCGAGAATGCGGTCGCGCAGCGCGTCGGGCGCATGGTGCAATTTCGCCGCGACCAGCCGTTCGACAAAGGCGGGGCCGGCATGGCCGCAGTGGCTCTCGGCGTCGGCGATCGCCTTGAGCCTGGTCGCCGGCACCGAGCGGTCCACCTCCGTCACGTCGACGTCGAGGATGCGTACCGCCATGCCGGCGATCCAGGACGCGCCGTCGGCACGCACCTTCTCCTCCAGGGAGCACTCGCTGGAGAGCAGCGCGTAGGTCGACCAGGCATAGCGCTGCTTGAGGATGGCGCCGGCCGTCATGCGCGCCTTTCCCTGGCCGCCGGCGATGGCGTAGATGAGCTTGGCGATGGCCCGGCCGTCGGCGTGGGCGAGCTCATCGAGGGCGAGGACGGTGCCGCTCGCGGCCTGGGCAAACACCTCGATGGCGTTCTCGGTCGAGCGCATGGACTGCAGCAGCCCGGCGCCGATCGCGGTTGAGGTCCAGGCGGAGACGGCGAGCCGCTGGGCGGTGGTCTTGCCGCTCGACGAGAGGCCGGAGAGATTGATGCCGCAGCTGTCGAGGCCGGCGAGCGACTGCACGACACCGCAGAATCCGGCGAGCACGCCGAGGAGGAAATGCGGACAGCCCTTCACGGATGCGGCGGCGGCCGCCGCGGCCTTCCAGCCGTCGAGGCTGCCGCGCACGGTGTCGTAGCGGGCGTTGGCGACAAGCTCCAGCGTGGAAGCCGGCGCATCGCCGATCGCGCGGCCGGCCGGCGTCACGAAGACAGGGTGGTCGCAGCCATCGAGCCGGTGCCAGCCGGGCCGGCTGACGACCAGGATCTCGTCTCGCGGATCGGCCGCCTTGAGCACCGCCAGCGCGACCTGGTCACCGTCGCCATAGGTGCGCAGGCCCGCGGCGAAGAGGGCGGAGCGGATCTCCTGGGCGCCCTGGCGGGCGAGACCGGCGCGCGGCAAGTCGACGGCGCGCGGCTCGCCCTGCATGTCGCGCACGAGCAGGCGCAGGCCGTAAGTCCCCTCCTGGTCGAGATAGCGCAGCCGGGCGGGGATGCCGAAGGGGCTCGCGACCACGCGCCAGATGGTATGGCCGTCCTTGTCCTTGCCGGCATTGCGGTGGACGAGGACATCGCCCTTGCGCGTGCGGAAGTAGCGCAGCTCGACGCCCTCGATGAAGGGCAGCGGATAGGTGGCGGCCGTGCGCGCAACCTCGTCGGGTTCCGGCGCCGTGGCGCCGATGACGGGGTCCATTTCGAGCTGTGCGGCGCCTTCGCCGCCGGTGGGCACCGCACCGTCTCCGCCCCAGGCCACGGCGGCAGCGACGGCAGCCCTGACCGCTTCCGGGCCGTCGCGCAGGAGCAGGTCATTGAAGTCGTCGCCTTCGCGGGGCGGCAGCGCGATGGAGACCTGGCGGCCCTCCATCGCAAGCTTCGCGGCGGCTGCCTCGGCGGCGCGGCGCCCGGCGCCGTCGTGGTCGGCGAGCAGCACGACACGCGCGATGTCGGGCGGCAGGTCGACGCTCTCCATGCCGGAGGCGGACAGCGTCGCCCAGGCCGGCAGATCCGGGCATGCGGACATCACGGCGAGCGCCGTCTCGATGCCCTCCGTCAGAGCGATGAGGCCGTCGTGCGGCTCGGCCAGCCGCACCGCGCCCCCGCCAACCGGCCCGAGCGTCTTGCGCGCCGGCGATACATCGGCTTTGGCTGGCGTGGCTGCGTCGAGATAGGTGCGATGGAGCGCAACCTGAGCGCCACCGGCGTCGCGCACGATGGCGACCATGCCGGGAAAGCCCCGCTTCGCCTCCCAGTGCGCGAGATCGTCATGGAAGAGAAGATCGGGCGACGCCGGCAGCGCAAGCCCGCGGGCGGCGAGATATGCTGCCGCATGCGTGCCGGCGATCGGGTGTGCGCCCGACAGGATGAAGGCGATCTCGCGTGCCACGTCGTCGGATGATTGGCGCGGAGCCTTCTTTCTCGGGCGTGCCGCAAATGGGGCTTCGCCCGCCAGCTCGGCCGCATAGGCGAACAGCTGGTGCCCGGCATAGCCGGTCGCCTCTGCAAGCGTGCTCAGGGGGCCGCCGCCATTGCCGCCGTCGAAGTCGATCCAGTCGCCGGCACGCTCGCCCTTGAGCGCGATGACGCAGGAGCCGTTCTTGCGCGGAGCGTCGCCGCGGATGTTGGCGAGCCGCCATTCGTCGCCTTCCCGCCTCCCGTTCGGGAAATGCTGCGGCACCCAGGTCGCCGCGCTGTCCCGCAGGCGCGCGGCGATCGCGTCGAGATCGAATCGGGGTAGCGGGGCGCTCGCGTCGTTGAGATCGATCATGCGCGCGCCTCAATCGAGGATCACGAGGCCGCGCTCGGCGCGGGTGATGGCGGTGTAGAGCCAGCGGGCGCGGTCCTCGGCGGTGCGCGCGAGACCGTCGTCGAAGACGATCACATTCTCCCATTGCGAGCCCTGGGACTTGTGGCAGGTGATGGCCCAGCCCCACACCGCCTCGATCAGCGTCTTCTTCTTCCAGTGATCGCGCCGCTCACGCTCGCGGTCGGGCGCGACGTGCTCGTCGAAATGCCCCTTGTAGATGCGGAAACGCTCGCGTGTTCCGTTGGCGCCGCCGATCTTCTCGCCATCCTCGGTGTCGATGACGGCGGTGAAGGAGAGCTCGTCCTCGTCCTCGATCTCGGTGAGGTCGAGGAACATGCCGTTGACGAGGCCGAGATCGTTGCGGTTCTTGAGGCAGATGATCTTCTCGCCGCGACCGATGGGATAGACGCCCTCGAAGCCGGCCGCGCGCTTCATGGCAAGGTTGAGCTGGATGCGGGTCGCGTTCCTGCCGCAGATGACCTGGCCGCCGCGCAGCATCTGCTCGGGCGCGATATCCTGCCTGCGCATCTTCCACACGAAGGCATCGTGCTCGCCGTAGGGGATCGGCCTGCCTTCGCGCGCGAGCGTGGCCAGGCGGATGATGGCGCTGTCGCCCGCCTGCCGGTGCACCTCGGTGAGGAGGACGTCGGGCGCATCCTTGGTGAAGGCGCCTTCGCCCTTGACCGGCGGGAGCTGGCCGGGATCGCCCAGCACCAGGATCGGCTTGCCGAAGGCGAGGAGGTCGTACGCCATGTCGTCGCCGACCATGGACACTTCGTCGAGCACGAGGAGCTTGGCGTCGCGCAGCGCCGACTGCTCGTTCAGCACGAAGCGCGGCTTGTGGATGTCGGCAAGGCGGAGCTCGAGCGAGCGCAGCTGCGTGTCGGCAAACAGGCGCTCGGCGGTGCCCATGGCGGGCAGCTTCGCCTTGAGATCGGCGATCTCCTGCTTGATCCGCTCGATCTCGGCCGGGGTCGCCTCCGAGACGCGGTAGATCAGCGAATGGATGGTCGAGGCGGGCGTGCCCTTGCGGGTCATGACCAGCGCCGCCTTGCCGGTGAAGGCGGCGTAGAGGACGCCCTCGTCCAATCCCAGCTCGGCGATGGCGTGCTTGGTGATCGTTGTCTTTCCGGTCCCTGCATAGCCGAAGACCCGGAACACCTGGTTCTCCGCCGTGCGGTTCGTGAACCAGTCTTTGATGGCCTCGATGGCCTTCGCCTGGAGCGCGGAGGGCGTGAAGGTCATGGCGCGCCCTCCCAGCAGCGTCGCTGATAAGGACAGAGGCGGCAGAGATAGAAGTCGGGCGCCGCAGCGATGCGCGGCAGCCGCTCGCCTGCTTCCGCGGCACGGATGATCTCGACCGCCTTGTCGGAGAGCGCCTGGGCCTCAGCCGCATCGAAGGCGACGGCTTCGTGATAGAGCGCCTGGGTGTCCTTGTTGATCGCGGTGAAGAGCGCGACCGCGAGCTCCATGTAGGCCATGTAGAGCTGGACCTGCGCGAAGTAGACCGGCTTCGAGACCTTGAGCCCCCGCTTGACCAGGTCGTTCCAGGATTTGGAGTTGAGCGCCTTGTGCTCCCAGAGAGCCGGCCAGACTATGCCGACATCGGGCCCGCCGACGATGACGCCGTCGATATGGCCGCGCAGCCGACCGCCCGCGGCCGAGAAGCCGAACTGGCCGCCGTCGCGGCGCTCTGTCCGGAGGTCGAAACCTGCGGCGCGCAGCCAGCCGATCGACAGCGTCTCGAAGCGATGGCCGGCCTCGAAGATGCGCAAAATGGCGCCGTCGAACTCGCGGCCCTCGTCCGGCGGTGCATGGCTGAACTCATAGACGAGCCGGCGCGCACAGGGCTCGCCGATGCGGCTTCCGCCGAGATAGTCGCGTGGAGCCTGCCGGCGATGGCGCTCGACGAGGGCGCCGTCGACAAGCGCATTGATGCGGGTCGCTACATGCCCAATGGCGAAACCGCCGTAGACGAAGCCGGAGCCGTGATTGAGGTCGATCATCCGGAACTCCTCCTGCGGCGTCCCTTGATGATCGGGCTGTCATCGCCTGTGCGTGAGCGGCAGTAGTTCAGAAAGCCCGGGGCGTTGAGATTCTCCTTCTGCGTACCCCAACCGAGATTGTCGGCGCGATTGTTGGCGGCATTCTCATCGATATGCATCACGACGGCATCTTCGAACGGTGCAGGACCGTGGAAAGCCTCCGCCACCAGGCGGGCGACCTTGTAGGTGTGGCCACGAATGGCGATGATGAAGCGGCCGTCGGCCTTGTTCCAAACACCGAAGGTCGGCTTTCCGCCATAGGGACGATCGCCGCCCTTCGGCATCGGCCCGCGGTAGGGAATCATCATGACGCGCCCTTCGCTGCTGACGAGCACGTCAGGCAGGCTTGGAACCACGCGCCAAATCTCTCCGGACATCATCGGTCTGCTTCGTCGTCTAGAAAGGCAAAGGGTCGTTCAAATCGTCATCGCGGGTCCGCTTCTCGGCGGCCTGGCGCTGCATCGACTCCTGGAACCCATCGATGCAGGCCTCGATGATGCGGTCGATCTCGGCCGCGCTGCGGTCATGAAAGGGCGCCATGAGGCCGAGCTCGGTCAGCGCCTCGGCCAGGAAGCGGCGGGCATCCTTGATCGCGCGGATCTCCATGTCGGTCTTGTCGATCATTCCGTTGTTCCTGTTCGCGAGGGCCGAACCGGCGTCGAGGCAGGGCATCGAGCAGAAGCGGTGGTGCGGAAACCGGTCCCACTGCAGCCGGTGGACGTAGCCGAAGCCGCACGCCTGACGCCCGCACAGGGCGCAGAGACTCACCCGAGCAAGAGCCGGGTCAGGTCCTCGTTGCCGGCGGGCTGCTCCTTGATCCGCTGCGAGGCCAGGACGATGAAGCGGGAGATCGCATTCGAGGCCATGGCCTCGAGGTCGGCCATGGTGAGTGCGGCGATGGGCTGATTGAGCCTTCCGCGCCCTTCGAGCCATTTGCCGACCTCCTTTGCCGCTTCGCGCGTCACGTGCGCCTGCCACTCGTCATCGGTCATGGCGGTCAGCTGTTGAGCCAGGCGGGCCCGGCAGGCTTGGCGGCCGGCTGCGGCGGGGTGGTCGCACCTGCGTTGACCCAGGCAGGGGCGGCGGCGGCCTGTGCCGGCGGCTGGGCGGGAGCCGCCTGGTTCCAGGCCGGCTGCGCCGCCGGCGCAGGAGACTTCGGGCGGGCGCGGGTGCTCGGGCTCGCAGGCAGTACCTCGCCGTCCATCACCTTCCGCCATTCCGGCTCGCTCGGCAGGACCACGCGGTCGAGCTTGTTGCTGTCGCCGTAGCGGGGATCCTCGGAGGGCTCGATCCTGATCTTGGCGACGAAGGTGATGCCGCTGAGGTCGGCCAGACCGCGCAGGATGCGCTTCGCCTTCGCCGCCTCGCTCATGTCGGTGGGATCGAGGCCGAGCGCCGAATCGATCATGGCGCGGAAGGTGCTCTTGGAGATCTTCCAGCCGATCGAAACGCCATGCTCGTCCACCTTGCCGCCTTGGACGGTGAACATCTGCCAGAACTTGCGCCGGGCATGCGGGCCCTCGGCTACAGTGAACTCGCAGTCGAGCATGAGCACGTCGCTGCCGGGCGCGTTCGAGGCCTTGAGCAGGCCGCGATCGATCTCGGCTTGGCCGTCCGTGCCGCCCTTGCGGATCGCCATCGCCACCTTGGCGAAGGTGCCGTCCGGGATGAGCTCGCCGGTCTTCTGGGGCTCGGCGTCGTTCATGTCGAAGGTCATGGGATTCATCCTTTCGTGGTCGCGTTGATCTTGGAGAGGAGGGCGCCGAGGTCGGGTGCCTCGGTCACGTCGAGGCGGCCGGAGCGGTCCTTGGCGGGGAGGCCGAACGGATTGCCCGCGCGGCAGACGAGGCGCCGCGTCTCGCCGCGTTCCGGCTCGTGCCGCCAGCCGTCGCCGTCGACACTGAAGAAGCTCATGCTGATGACCTGATCGACGATGCCCGGCAGCTCGCGGGCGGCCTTGCCGCCCTCCATCTGCGGCTGCCACACGGCACGGCTGAACTCGTCGGTGACCTTCTCCAGGATGCCGATGAAGATCACGGTCTTCGCCTGCGCGTGCTGCAGGTGCTTCAGGAGCCCGATGACCTCACGCGCGAGAAGCCCGTAGGCGCCGCGGGTATCGGGCTTGCCGGTCTTCTCCGAGAAGGCCTCCGGCCGCATCCGCGCCCAGGCCATTGCCTGGCGCGTCAGGTCCGTGATGCTGTCGACGAAGATGATCCGCTTGGAGGCGATCAGGCGGACCAGATCCGGATTGGTCGCAGCCAAGTGCTGGTAGTGGGCCTCCGAGAAGAACCCGTCCGGCGGCACCGCGGGATCGACGCCGCCCACGAGGCAGCCGATGTCGATCGCGTCGGCGAAAGTGCGCACGGGGATGCTGTCGCCGGGCCAGTCCTGGACCGACTTCATGCCCGCTTCGAGATCGATGCAGAGCGTCTCTCGCGCGGGCAGCGTTTTCAGCAGCGAGGTCTTGCCGACACCGCTTGGCCCGAAGATCGCGAGGGTGGTCTTGTTGTTGGCTTCGGCCAGACGCTCGTCGGCCGTGACGATCTTGAGCGCCATCATGCTCCTCCCTGGATCCGGGCGATGCCGTCGAGCCACCGTTCGAGGATCGCGGCAGCATCGCGGGCCATGCGGGCTTCGCGGCGGAGCCGAACCAACTGCTCCGCTGGCAGAGCGAGCAGATCGCGCACCGGCATGTGCCGGACGTCGTCGAGTGCCGGTCGGGCCGTCATCGCGCACACGTCCTGGCGGCGCGCATGCCCGCCTTGATCGCGAGATAGGCCATGCGGCCATCGTCGAGCCGCTGCTGCACGGCGATCAGCATCTCCTGCCCGACCAGCGCAATGACGCGATCGGCGACGCGGCCGAGTGCCTCGCGCGCGCCTGCGGCCAGGCCCGAGGTCTCCCGCGCGCGATCCACTGCCAGGTGGCCGATGTGATAGGTGAAGCGCTCGCCTGGCCGGGCCGCCTCGAACCAGCCGAGGAGCGCGGCTTCGTTGGTGGCGATGGTGCGGACGGGCTCGGGGATCTTCATCCCCATTGAAATACCGGCTCGCGCTGCAGGCACCAATTCGAATGATTTCGCGCGATTTCGCCCGCGAACCGGGGAGAAAACAAAGTTATCCGTGCGGGCTTCCGCGAAAGCGCGGCTCTGAAGACCTGCCGTCAT